TGGCTTGATTAAAAAATTTAAAAATGGTGGGTCCGTTGAAGGAAAAAGACTCACAAGAACAGTTCCCCCTAAAAAGGGACCTAACTCTCAAGGCATGAGAGGAACTGGTGCTGCGATTCGTGGTACCAAATTCAAAGGAGTATTCTAATGGATATGATCAAAAAACTTTGGGAAGAACATCCCAAGAAAAAATGGCTCGTGATCGGTTTAGTTATCGGTTGGGCTGTCGCAACTTATGTTATCTAAAATTTTAGGCGGATCTTTGGTGGACACTGTTGGTAAGGTGATCGACAGTGTTCACACTTCAGAAGAAGAAAAAGGTCAAATCAAAATCAAACTTCAAGAACTAGAAAACGAAATTAATTCCAAACAAATGGATATTAACTTAGCGGATGCTAAGTCTACAGCTACAGGTATCGGTGGTATTATGCAACGATCCTGGAGACCATTGATTGGAATGAGTTGTGCTCTCGCAATATTGTGGGAGTATGTTTTAAAACAATTTGTTATTTTTATTCTTGCAGCTTTCAGCATTCCACATAATCCACTACCAGAACTTGATATGGCGACTTTATTTCCGTTAGTCATGGCTCTTTTGGGCATGGCTGGAATCAGGAGCTTCGATAAGTTAAAGAAAACTAATTCCGATAAATAGTGGAAGTAAATATATATTCAGCAATTTTACGTCTAATAACTACTAGACAAGACGATATAAAGTCTGTAATTATGGATGGAAACGTAGAGAACTGGGACAAATACCAATTCCTAGTTGGGCAACTCACTTCTCTTCGCAAACTCGATACAGATATTAGGGATCTGTACCGCAAATGGGAGGTAGACGATGACGTCACAGACTGGGCTGATAATGCCCAAAGAAAAAAAGATAGTGGGGATAAAACCCGCTGAGAAAAAAGAAGAAGAAAAACAAGACCTAAGTAGAGTCCCCAAACCAACAGGTTGGAGATTAGTAGTTCTTCCATACAGAGGTATGGCAAAAACTAAAGGTGGAGTTTTATTAACAGACAAAGCAGTAGAAGAACAACAGATTGCTTCTGTATGTGCTTTAGTCCTAGAAGTCGGACCCGACGCTTACGCAGACAAGGATAAGTTTCCACATGGACCTTGGTGTAAAAAAGGTGATTGGGTAATCATTGCTCGATACGCTGGATCTCGAATTAAAATCGAGGGTGGCGAACTCAGAATTTTGAATGACGACGAAATCTTAGGAACAGTAGATAGTCCTGAGGATATTTTAGGAGTATACGCATGAACGAAGTAGATAGACAAGTTGCTGCACTGCAAGCTCAGTCTGAAGAAAAGAACAAGACTGAGTATTCTGTAGAGGTAGAGAGTGAAGATATTTCACAACCTACCGAAGAAAAAGAAGTTGAGATTCCACAGGAGACGAAAACTTTTGAAGCAGAGGTTGTTGAGGATGATGGTCAAGAAGAACCTGTTGTCGAAGACAAGTCAAAGCAAGAAGAAGTTAAGACAGAGGAGGATCAACCAAAAGAAGATTCCAAACAAAAGTATAGTAAGTCTGTTCAGAAAAGATTTGATGAATATGCTTATCAGCTTGGTGAATCTAGACGACGTGAAGAAGAGGCCATACAAATTGCTCAAGCTATTAAAGCTGAACGAGATAAAATTCAAGAAGAATTAGGCAAACTTAATAGTGGCTATGTCAATGAGATGGGTGGTCGTTTGACTGGATCCATGGAAGCAGCAAAAGCAAAGCTGAAAAAAGCTATGGAAGAACAGGATTATGATGCCGTTGCATCTGCACAATTAGAAATTGGAAAATTAGGTGCAGAGCAAACTCGTTATGAGCAAATGAAAGCTTCTGAAGAGGCTAGAGCGAAGGCTCCTAAACAGGAAAAAGAGGTAGAGATACCAAAACCTCAACCTCAAGCTGTTAAGGATCCAAAAGCAGAAGCCTGGGCAGTAGAAAACGATTGGTTTGGTAACGATAAGGTTATGACCAACGTTGCTTATGCAATTCACGAAGATTTAGTCAATCAAGGTGTTGATCCACGCACAGATTACTATTATAGTGAGATTGATAAACGTATGAGGGAAAATCTTCCTCATAAGTTTCAACAAGATTCTTCATCCGAAGAACCCGCACGCCAACAGCCCGTCCAGACTGTTGCAAGCGCACATCGAAACAGAGGCACAGGACGCAACGTAGTTAAGTTGTCAAGTTCAGAAGCGGCTATCGCAAAACGACTTGGTCTTTCCAACGAACAATATGCGTCGGAAAAACTAAAGTTACAGAGGAGGTAACATTATGGTAGATAAGACACCGAGATCTGCATCCACTAGGGATAAAGAAGCACGCAAGAAACATTGGCAGCGACCAAGCTCGCTTGACACTCCGACTCCACCTGATGGTTTTAAATTCAGATGGATAAGAGAATCAGTACACGGGTATCAAGATAACAAAAACGTTATCGCTAGAAAAAGACAAGGTTATGAACTTGTCCGATCTGATGAATACCCAGATTTTGATTTTCCGTCGGAATCCACAGGACAATACAAAGGTATTGTTTCAGTTGGAGGATTATTACTGGCAAAGGTGCCGATAGAGATCGCAATGGAGAGAGATCAATACTACTCCGATCAAGCTAGAGGTCAGCAGGAAGCTGTTGATAACGATCTACTAAAGGATCAAGATCCATCAATGCCAATACATAAGCCCGAGCGAAAAACTAAAGTTACGTTCGGTGGCTCGAAAAAAAGTGAATAATTTTTTTTCAGACCTAGACGTAACACTTACTAACAACACATACTTTTAAGGAGTATTAAAATGGCAAACGTAGACGCACCCTTTGGTTTCAGAGCCGTAAGAATGCAAGGTTCAGGTCCATCCACAAACGGACAGACTCAGTACCTTGTTGCTAATGGTTATGGAACTGCAATCTTCCAGGGCGATCCTGTGGAGATGGTAGCTGGTGGTACTGTAGAAGTTGCTAACGGTGTTGCTGATGTAGTAGTAGGTGTTTTCAATGGCGTGAATTATGTTGACGTCAACACAAGAAAACCCGTATGGTCTAACTATCATGCAGCTAGCACTTCTAGCTACGACGGTATCATTAAAGCTTTCGTACAGGATGATCCAGATCAACTATTTGAAGTTCAAGTATCTGGCGCATTCGCAAACGCTAATATCGGTGAAACAGCAAACTTAGTATACACTGCTGGTTCCACACACAGTGGAACATCAAAAGCAGAAGTTAATTCTTCTACTTACAGCACAGGCGCTAATACTGCTGTGAAGATTGTTGGTCTATCAGGTGATCCTGAGAACAACGACACATCTTCTGATAACTGTAATATTATCGTTAAGTTCAACAAGCACCTATACAGTGCTAACACCGCAGGCATATAGGAGGTTAAACTATGGCTATATCTAGAAGTCAACTCGTTAAAGAGTTAGAGCCAGGTTTGAACGCTCTGTTCGGCTTGGAATACGCACGATATGATAATGAGCATGCTGAGATCTTTGATGCTGAGTCATCTGACAGAGCATTTGAAGAAGAAGTAATGTTAGCAGGTTTCGGAACCGCCCCAACCAAACAAGAAGGTGAAGGCGTGTCTTTCGATACAGCTAACGAAACTTTCACAGCTCGTTATACACACGATACAATTGCACTTGCATTCTCAATCACTGAGGAAGCTGTAGAGGACAACCTCTATGACAGACTCGCTGCGAGATACACAAGAGCACTTGCTCGTTCAATGGCAAACACAAAGCAAGTAAAAGCTGCCGCTATCTTAAACGACGCTTTTGCTGCCGCTGGCGCTGGTGGAAACAACCCAGGTGGTGACGGAGTATCACTCGTGAACACTCAACACCCACTACAATCTGGTGGTTTCTTATCAAACAGACTAGCAGTAGACGCTGACTTGAACGAAGCATCACTTGAGCAAGCATTAATCGACATCGCTGATTTCAGAGATGAGAGAGGCTTAAGAACAGCTATTCAAGGTATGAAACTTATCATTCCAAGACAGCTACAGTTCACAGCTAACAGATTAATGGAGTCAACATTAAGAACAGCAACCGCTGATAACGACATCAATGCGATCAAAAACATGGGAGTGATTTCACAAGGTTACACTGTGAACCACTACTTAACTGATCCAGATGCGTTCTTCATTAAGACTGACGCTCCTAACGGATTCAAACACTTTACAAGAACTCCGTTAAAGACAGTGATGGAAGGTGACTTTGACACAGGTAACATCCGATACAAAGCAAGAGAGAGATACTCATTTGGTTTCTCTGATCCACGTTGTGTATTCGGTACATCTGGTGCATAATATCTTTTCATAGATACTTTAAGAGGGGGCTTTGAAGCCCCCTTTTTTTATGGTACTTTATAACTTTATTAACCTCATGACCCTTCGGGGACTATTTTAAAAAGGAGATAGACATGGGAACAACTACATTTTCTGGACCAGTCAAGGCCGGAACAATTAAAGATACAACAGGAACTACTTTAGGAACTGATGTAAAAAACGTAGGTTTTGTCGTTATGGCACAATCTGCATTTATTGATATTACAGGTGCATCTCACCTAAACCAAGTTATTGGAACAATTCCTGCTAACTCACAAATCACAGACGTTATCTTAAACGTAACAACTGTAAATGATGACACCAACGCAGCGACTGTTTCTGTTGGCACAACAGATGATGGTGATGCTTTTATCGCAACTGCAAACGTAAAAGCTTTAGGTACAACTTATGGTACTTTAGATACTGAAGCATCAAATGTTGGTTCTACTGACATTCAAGTTCTTGCTGATTTTACAGGGACAGATGGTGACGGAACAACTGGTAACGCAACTGTAACTGTTAAGTATTTACAAAATGCACAAGTAGCATTAGCTGGTGACGTACCTGCGTAAGGAGTAGACAATGCTGAATTATAGATCGAGTAAAGTAACTGGAACAGGTAATGTTTCGACAGGGTCTGCAAGACTCGTTGCGATTCATGCTGTTTGTGGTGCATCTGCTGGCAGTATCGTTTTGAAAGATGGCGACGGAGGTACAACTTTGTTAGATCTTGATACTCCTGCTAGTGCAACAGCATTGGTGGAAACTTACATTGGAGACATGGGTATTCGTTTTGAAACAAATATTCATGCTACACTAACTAATGTTACTTCGGTAACTTGTATCTTTGGCTAATGAGAAAAAGAGACAAGCAACCACCGAAAACTAAAAAGTATTTCCGCTCTACCAAAAGTGGAGCGGGAATGACTTCAGCAGGTGTCGCTCGTTACAGACGAGAGAACCCTGGTTCTAAATTAAAAACAGCAGTTACAGAGAAAAGTCCTACTGGTAAAAGAGCATCGAGAAGAAAATCTTATTGTGCTCGTTCTGCTGGTCAAATGAAAAAATTTCCTAAAGCTGCAAAAGATCCAAACTCAAGATTAAGACAAGCGAGAAAAAGATGGAGATGCTAGATAACTGTATAGCCTGTGGTTGTGATCCGTGCATCTGTGATGACGGTTGTGATAGTTGTGGTGCGTAATGAAACAAGATTGGTTTATGTGGCTATGTTCTATTGTCTTAATCTCATTAGTTCTAGGATTAGGCTTCTCTAAAAAAAATTTATACGCTGAGACCAATACCGTGTCGAGTACGGTAGTAACAAATTCAACACCACCCACTGCAAACGCTCCAACAATTATGAATAATAACAGTGATATATGTAAAGTTGGTGTAGGTGCTAGTGTACAAAATAATGTTGTCGGTGTAGCCACAGGCGTGGTCATTGACGACGAGCTATGTGCAAAATTAAAGCTAAGTCGTTCCATGTATGCTTATGGCATGAAGGTCGCTGCGGTATCAATACTTTGTCAAGACGCAAGAGTCTGGGACGCCATGACCGATGCGGGCACCCCGTGCCCTGCACGAGGTTCTATAGGCGCTGAGGCCGCTCAATACTGGACCGATAACCCAGATGAAATTCCAGACGGAAGTAAATACAAAACAGAATATGTTGAAGCTAACAAACCAGAACCTAAGGAGTTCACCGATGCACAAAACGCTGTTCTGTTTAAAACTTTGTTTGTTATTACAACAGGACTTCTATTATTTTAATGCATGAAAAAAGAAGATATTTTTATTTGGTTTGTGCTAATTTTAGTATTAATACTACCCTTTTCTTTAAAAGCTGATACTTGTTTACCAGATGTAGAAGGACTTTGTACTCCCGGTGTCACTATCGAGGAGAATGTTACTGTAGAGAAAACAGAAGAAGATAAAGGCACAGAAATAATATTTACTACTACGACAACAAAAACTACCACCACAACCACTGTTACCAACGAAGACTCAGGAGATATTCTTGACGGTGATAATGATTATGTTGCTACAAGTAAAGAAGGCGACATGGATTCTGACTGGGGTGGTGAAGGTCCTGCTAGTATGCCTTCTGGCACATCATGTGGTCAATTAGGTTCTGATCGATGTGCTGAGATTACAGGTAGTGGTAATAATAAATCTCGTATGGGTGTCGATGGTATGGGCACAACTTTTTATCAAGAGGTTGATATTTCTGATTTAAGTATAGACAACGGCGGTGAAGTAACATATTCAATCAAAGTCGATAAACAAGATGCTCAAGATAGAATCTACATGCACGTTACAGGAACTGGCGGAGGGTCTACCGTCTTTGCAGGTACTGACATCCTGTCTGAATCTGGCGTATCATCAGGTTACCAATCATATAATGGGTCTTTCG